TTAGAACCATTCGAATTCCTCCTCTTCATCAAAATCATAAAGCTCTTCGTTGTCTAAATCTAATTCGATACTAAACAAAGTTCCTGGATAATAACTTTTACTGATTTCCTGTCGAACAATCATTTTGTTTTCTACTTCAATGATACCATAATTAGAATGTATATGAACAGTACCAATGCTTAAGTTTGTCAAACTAATAATTATATTTGTAAGTCCTGCTCCTCTATTTCTAGGTGTAGATTTAGTTGAAAAACCTTCTTGACAAGCTATGCTTAACAACTCCGCATCATTTTTATCCGGTTTTAATTTTTTTACTGATGTCGGTATCCCAATCCCAAAATCAGATATTGATATTTTAATTTTTTTTAAGTTTGGAAAAAATTGTGCAAAAACACATCCTATATTTTGGCTAGAATGATCTGCGATATTATTGAAAATCTCATCTATTGCGGTTTGTATATTACTGAATTCACAATATTTATTACAAGATTTTTGTAACCAAGGTTTTAAAACCGTTTCTTTCCATTCGTAACTCTCTTCTGACCTCAATGTCCTCACCGGAAGAGTAGTGTCACGGATCATGGGTACTTTATACACCTCTTTGTTTCCAAAAAATTCTTTAAAAAAGCCGCAATCTACTAAGTACATCATTGGCTTTTCGTTGTATTTTGGTAATTTATCAAGCGGGTTTAATAGAAAAGTAGCTTCCACTTCTTCCGTATTTTCTAACCACAAGCAAGTATTATATAGAGTAGTCATTCCACAAGGATCAATAAATCTAACACTAGTTAAATCAAATTGAATTTGTTTACTGACTGGTGTCAAGTCTGGATTTATTATACTTTCTAAAAAACTGTCTATATTATCTTTTGTAAACCAACTTGGAACTTGAATTACTTTTCCCACCCTATTAACACCTCGTAAATTTATAATAAGAAAATTACATATATGGATAAACATATTGACAACATATATTTATGTACCCTATAGGACTCGAACCTATGACCGGACGGTTATGAGCCGTCTGCTCTAACCAACTGAGCTAAGGGTACGTATGCCACCTACCTGACTAGGTGGCATAAAAATTATCTCATACCGTTCGAAACTTGTCTATGATTTATCGCTTAGGAATCGTCAAAACATACTCAGGGAATCGAATGTCGACTGTTTGTCCATTGATCGTATTTCCGTTCGGATCGTTTGTTCGTCGTAACATCGGAAAGACCCTTTTCCCTGCAAATTTACGGATATCTAGTGTGCCATCCAAACCAAATCGTAGGCTACTAGGTAATCCATAGGCTGCATTCACATCAGCTCTAATAATACCGGCTGAGCGACAACGTCCAATTTCAACATCCGGATTGTCGGCATCCATCCAGAAGACATATCCCTGATTTAAATAAGCTGCACCATTTTGCGGAACCAACCAAGCACCGATTCGAAAAATACCAAGAGATAGCTCATTAAACACTTCTAGCTTACCTACATAATTACCAACAGTTTTTGGTGGGCTTGCTAAAATAATTTGATCATGTGTCTGTGGTGTCGCTTGAATACTACCACTTCCGCTTGTGATGTAGCCAAGCACATTCATCACCGCACGGATTGCCTGATCCATATTCTGATCTAATCGGCGCATGTCATTCGCATTATCGATAAAGCACCACTCGATTAATAGCACATTGACACCGCTATTCGTGTTCCTGTGGACAAATAAGCTAGTCGTGGCTTTCGCTCCTCTGTCCACAATGCCTAACGCTTTGGCAATTGCTGCGGATACTTCTGCGGCTTTCTTGCGAGCTTCTTCATTACCTGCCCAATACCAAACTTCTGCACCAGTTGCTTGACCGTTAAAAGCATTCAGGTGGTTCGTGATCGCCCACCCATTACCGGCTGAATTCATTGCATTTACTTGATTCTGTAAATTTTGATTCACAGTAGTTGCTGATTGATCGCTTGTATTCGCTACTGAAGCGATCGCTTGCATTTTTTGTGTAATCGTACGAACTACATCCGCTTCACGTCTACCATTTCCAACTGCTCCTGGATCCATCCAGTTGCTCCCGCTTTGTCGTCCGCCGTGACCGCCACCATTTGATCGAATTGCCATTATTCGCCACCTCTTCCTGTGTAGAACCAATCTGAAATCATCTCTTCTGGATTGTCCGTTTTAGGGCGTTCCTTTTGCTCAAATAAAAATGTTTCATCTTTATCTGTCTTAGTGAATTCAGCAGTAATCGTTAGTTTAGGTTCGGTCGAATGATTCAAAGTATGCGCAGCGTCTTCAATAACATTTTCGTTGTATTGAAATTCTGGTTTAACTACTTCGTTATAGTCAGCTAGAAATTCTTTTTTATTCCGCATCAATCTGATCCTCCTTTTTGTATTGAGAGCTAGACAGTTGCATGATCGTCCCTAAAAACACAGTGACAGCTGTGATTGTCGTAACAGCTAAATCCGTCTGTTCATATCCATAAACCTTGCCTAGCGTTCCGACAAGGACTGCAAACGCAGGCAAAACAATAGACACCACCCATTTGATGATGTCGTAAGTTGAATTATTCAATTTCATTTAGCTTTCCTCCTAATGTAATTTTTCGTGAATCTTCTCCACGGTACTTTTTATTGCTTCTACATCACCAAGCGCATCGGTCAACTTGTCGATTGTATTTTGATACCTTTTTTCTCGGGCGTTGTTCTGCTGCATCACCCAGATAAGTAACCCTACAAATAAAACAGCAAAGCTGATCTGTTCGGGGTTTGAGAGTAACGATTCGATTAATTTTTCCATGCTTCACCGCCTATACTGCTTTATACATATATTTTTCAATACCTCATTCACATTCATTCGTTTATGTCTCCTGGACTTTACTATTTGTTGTTGGTGCGGGCGCAAAGACTAACGCAAAGCCCCTGACTGCTAATCTTTTGACAGGCGTAGTCGGCGAATCAATAAATCGGACAATTGGTTGTCGAGCATCATCGAAATTATTTGATACCGTAATATGATAAGCGCCAAATCCGCCATCTGTATAATCCGGCAAGCAGGAGCCACCAATCCAAATATATCCACCGAAAATATTCGGAACATCAGGGTAAGTGAAGCCCGGATGACCATCATTTCCAACGCGAATTGTACTTCCTCTTCCCCAACCAGAGGGATTTGAAAAGCTCAACGTCTCCCAAGTTAGCCATACGCAACCGCCTAAATACACTGCACCATGATTATCATATTTGTCAGTGGTTACTGCCTCTGCATATTCAACCCCCACATTGATTCCATCAGAAAGCAAGCCGCCATTAAATTTTTTCAATGCCGAAACTGTTTGAGGAGTTGTTAAATCCATCAAACTTGTCGATGCTTCAGTTTTTGTCAGAAATAATTTCTCTTGCTCCTTCTCGCTTTTATCAATATGATCTGCCATACGTCTCTCAATGTATTCCTCAGTGATATCCCAGCTGTAATCGTTTGGATTATTACTATCTTTAATCCCCTCACCAAAGTATCTATGCTCAGAAATATTCGGAGTGGCTATATCACCTTTTTCTATTTTTAATGAGTCAATCGTTACTTGCCCCATTGTTGCTTGAGGAAATTGATAAATTTGTAACGTGCTAGGTGAAACACTCCCATTCAAATTAGCAGGTGTTGGCGTGAAAGTAAGTCTCCATGTATCTGCTAGACCTTCTACTATTTCCATATCACCAATGTTAGAAGTATTATTCGGACCAGTCGTATACACTCTAAATACTTGCTGACCTAGCTTTGTCCCTTTCAAAGTTAAGGTATATGTTTGGTTAGCAAGAAATGGTTCAATCATTTCAGCAGAATAAACTAAATACTGTCGACTACTTATCGGGAAAGCTTGTTCTTTATTTGCTAGATTTTCGTTCAAGGAAACCTTCGACATCTGATACGGTTCAACAAGTAGATTGGGTTGATAAGGTGTAGCAATCGATCCTTCTTCTATCTTTATGTTTCGAAGGGAGATTTTACCCTTAATTCGACTTGATGCTGTAACATCTTGTAAGACTAAATACCACTGCTGAGGCAGTGTAGTCGCATAGGTTGCTATTTGCGTACCACTAATCGTGTGCCAAATATTAGTAGCTGTCGGGAGAGGTCTAACTGTAGATAACATAATATTTCCGCCTGGTGCGTGGGCATTAGTTAATCGAATATTAGAGGCATCCCCCTCTAAACCTTCATGTAGCATAATCTCAGCGCTGATGGTATATCTCTTGCCATTTTGAAGAGCGGGTAAACGCATGCTTGTATTAAATTTAGTTAGTTGTGCAGATCCATCTAACGTAAAAATGATCTCGCCATCTGGTCCATCTTCAACAGTAGCTCCATTTCCCGATGTAAAATGAGCAGCTGTAATCTTTGGTAACAAATTGGCATTCCCTGAATAGTCGTAATTACCAAAATCAATGCTGTTCGAATACATCCTTTTGAATCTTCCGAGATTCTCGACTTGTTGATTTGCTTCATTCACTTTGTCGACAAGTTTTTCTACTTTTTCATTCATAGTAACTATTTGTTCATTGGCATGATCAACAACTTCCTTCACTTCTCCAAGTAGTTCTTCAATCACACCTGCCGATTCTGCTTTCACTTGTTCAAGCAACTGTTGAAAGTCCTTGAAATAGTATTCACCATTTAATTGGATATCCCAATCGATTACTGATTTTTCTATAGTAAATGTAAACGCTAAATTATCCGTATGGCTACCATCAGGGAAATCAATATAAATATTCGCATCCACTTTTCCTTCATACGAAAGTAACATGTCGGGGATTGGATATTTTACAATTCCTTCTAGATAACTTTCAGTTATGATTTGATGATCAAAAATAGGAAATTCCTTTTTCTCATCCCCAGAATAAATGAACATCAAAAGACGAACCGTTGCTCCAAATAAATCAGTTGGACGACCATCTTGATCTTTGATTTGAAATTGTAATAAACCAGCATTTTTATCATAAGACTTAAAAGTAAAGTGAGTGATTTCTGTTGCTCGACTGACTGGCTTTGTAGGTACAACAATTTCTCCTTTTTTTCTCGCCATTTTATCCCTCCTAATACGTGTATTCTCGATCAGTGGCTCGCCCAAAACCAAAAATGCGAACTTTTCGGTGAGCTGTATCGATTTCTAACACAGCAAATGCATCTTCTGCTACCAAACCTAATTTGCTATCATCTCGAACGAATGCACAATCAAAAACCGTTGAATAATACCCACCCATTTCACTCGTGGAATAAAAATACTCTTCGTGTCGATGGCCAGCAAATAAACCAACTAAATGACTCTCTTTTCGATGTGTAAAATCGACTGAAAAATCAACGACAAAATCACTTAAATTGGAATGTAGTAGCGTACTTTCTTTGTTTATGAAAGCTGTGAGTAACGCTTTGAGTAGCTCACCATTTTTTATTGGGTCTGTCGTGACCGTTTCTGGCATCAATGGAACATGACTAAAAATTGCCACATGATAGTCATCTGGCAAAGTTCCTAAAGCTTCTTCTGCAAGCCATTGCAGTTGTCTTTCTTGCAGGGCATAGCTCCATTGATCGACATATTTCAATGTGCCATTTTGATTTCTAATTAAAGGGTTATCGATCATATCAATAAAAACCAATCTGATTTTTTTCTGATGAAAATCTTTGTAATGATACTGACCATTCCCATAAAATTTACCTTCTTGGTTTAAATGGTTTTTAAAGATTTCCAACTGCTCTGCACCAGTCATAATATCCTTTTCAAACACGTTATTTCCTTCATTATTCGAATCTAAAATAGCAGAACCTGAGTCATGATTTCCTCGGATAATAAACTTATTCGGGTTATTTCCTTGCGAATATCGTACACAGTAGCGTTCTAAGTTCCGTACATTGATTGATTTGTCTCTATGTTCGCTATCCACGTTGTCGCCTAAAGCGGCAATAGCGTCTAAATCATTTTGGATATATAAAACATTATTCAGATTTTTCATTGATCGATAGGCTTGAGTTCGCCAAGTCCCTTCGTCAAAGTGTGAATCTGTAACGATACCTACATTGAATAATTTAGGATCAAGTTTCTCACGTAACTGTTCTAATGCTTCCACGAAGTAAAGCCGAGGCAACGTGTTCTCGGCTTCATCTGGGAAATTCGTCGGCCGTTGTCCAGGAACCTGAAATATTATGCCAACGAGGACCACTCATTCCTACTGCAAGAATAATATTTCCAGCAGCCTGCACTCTGCCAAATGCTGGACCAAACATTGCGGGAATTTCATGGGCTAATCCTGTATCACCTGTAGGTTTAAATCCTGTAGGAACAATCAATGGCGCAAAGTGTGCATTATTCGAAGCGTTCGCATCGTCTCTTGCCTGAATATTTCCATGCATGACCACAAGATCCCCCATACGTGTCAAATAAATATTGCCATCTCGAACGTTACTTAACTGCGTGATGTCAAAGTGTCGCGTCACCATGTTTGCATCATAAAACTCTTTTGTTGCTTGAGGAGTCATTAATTTAGTACTGTTTGCGCCTAATCTTGCTTCTTCATCGGTTGCTAAACGAGCACTTGTTTGTTGAGTAACCCGCTGGGGAGTCATAAACTTATTCGATACCACCCCTTGCTCCGCATCTATTTTCGAAGCTGTGGCGAAATTGTCAAGTTGATTTGTCCTTCCGTCAATTTCAGATAGTTGATCAATTAGCCCACTAAAGTCTTTGTTTTCAACAATACCTGCAATAAGGTGTTTGTAGCGTTTATAGTAATCAACTAGTTCTTGTAAATCCCAAAAATAGTTTCCTTCCCATATGTTTTTTCGGATGCCTGGAAGGACCCGATAGGTAAAACGCATGGTACTGAATAAATCTGATTCGGGTTCATCGCTATTCGCAAAGCTAAACCATGCGTTAAATTCACCTACCTTTTGCAAAAAGGCATCATTCAACTGATACGATACACGACTACTATCATAAAAGACCGTGTCTACTCTGTCTCGAACCTTATAAGTCCCGATTTCCGCATTAAAAAAGACCACTTCATTTTCAAACTGTAACAACTGTCCGTCTTCGACAATCTCAGCTTCAAACGTATGACTATTTTTGTCATCTTGAATGATCCGAACCAATGGAATATTATTATTGGGTTCAGTCGTGCTTAACACCATTTTATGTTTCGGCATGGCTCTCCCTCCTAAAAATTAATATAATTACGTGGATTATGGAAACGAGCATTGGATGAGGGATAAAATTCATCCATGAATTGAAAATGAAGATGTTCCCCAGTAGATGGTCCAGTTGTTCCCATTAATCCTAATTGTTGCCCTTGTGAGACTTTTTGCCCTGCAGAAACGTCTACTCGACTTAAATGAGCGTATCCTGTGTAAATACCGTCTGAGTGTCTGATCACTACATAATTACCGTACCAACTAAAATATTCGGCGCCTGCAACAATGACCTCTCCCTCACTCGAAGCAAAGATAGGCGTATTCGGATTGTTATTCACCAAGTCAATGCCATTATGGAATTCTTGCGCACCGGTGATAGGGCTTGTACGCCAACCAAATTCACTAGTCACTCGAACAGGTGCGCTAATTGGCGTAATATATCCAGCTGATTGTGGGATAGATAAATCTTTAAATCGGTTGTACCAATTAGTTGACCATCCGACTCTTTCGGGGTGATCATTTAATGGTCGTTCAAAGTTCTTTTCGAACGCTCTTGTTGCGGTAGCGATATCTGTGAGACCCATAAATTGTGTCCATGTATAAGGATAGGCGTTGGTCGCAATCCATTGACCATTGGGAGCATGCCACATTAATAATTGAAACTGTGCAGTGATTGTATCAGGATTTTCAGTGATTCCTGCTTGAGTCATTAAATTGATCATATATACACGACCACTACTCGCCCCTGTACTATCTGTCCACTGCCATACGCCATAACCGAATCCTGGTTTACCATTTCCTTCATCGGCAGTAGGGTTTGCATCAGATTCTCCCTGAGCGTTCCCTAAAAGAGCAGCAGCGGCTTGTTGTGTGAAACCTGCGCCAATCGCCATCGCCCAAATTTGCCAATAGCGTTTATCACGATCCGAAGTAATTTCTGGTGGATACTGCCCATTCCAACTACCGCCATTTCCACCCCCACTACCACCTCCGCCATTACTGTCTATCTTTACACCATTCACATATAATTCTTTTACATCTAATCTACCAGTCACTTGAACTTGATCGATTATCATATCTAGCCTTCTCTGAATCATAAATAGTTGATTCATTCCAATGATGATTCCAGTTCCGTTTCTTGCAGATAATCCAATAAATCGGTTGTTTCCTTCAGTTCTTAAAAATATTGAATTCCCTTCAATTTTTTGTCCTTCTGGAAGAATAAGTTCTGGAAAAGGGTTGCCGATAGTGGACATACCACCAACTTTTGAGCCTTCATAAAAATATTCCATCCCATTTTTTGTCAACTCCATAATTTTTGCTCCATTGTTGATGGCTTGGATAATGCCATTAGCCATTTTCAATTGATCGCCAGCGCCATTGAAAGAAGTTTCAAAGATATCTGCCCTAATCTTTCCGGCTTGAATAAAATTGGCGTTAAACACACCCGCAATCGTCCATGCAGTTTTGAATTCATCGGTCCAGAAATCACCTTCGATAAAACCAATTCCATCTGAGTTCATGACTAAAAAATGGTCAGATGTATCAATACTTTTACCATTCATAAAAACCATCTGATACGGCTCTCTGCCGTCAGAAATACCAGTTTCTTGACCATTCATCAAAAGGATCGAACCACCATTTTTCCCAGCGCCACGCATGATGTCATCTTGGAATTTACCGATTTCGGTTGATTCGTAGAAAGTCATCTTATTTGATTCCAGATTAGAAATACTATTCGAAATCTGCGCTGATTGTCTTCGTGCATCTTTGGTTAAATTGTCACCCAACTCGATTGAGGTCTGGCCAGTTAAACGGTTAATTCTCACTTTGAAGATTCTAGTACGATAGTGATAATTACGATCATGTCTATGAATTGTCACTGTATTTCCAATGACATCACTCCCTGTCACCTCAGCTTTAAACTGTGCTAAAGGCCTGGAAGCATCAACCAATGTCTCATAAGTTTTTTGTAGTAGCTCTGTTGGATCCTCAATATCATCGAAAATCACAACTGTTTCTCTTTTTCTCATTGTTCCATTAGGTTGTGGAATACCAAATTTTGCTGTTGCTTCCGGATCTTCAATCCAATTTTCTCCTAACGGTTTGTCTAAAGGTGCGCCATTTGATTTTTTCCATTCTATGTCCGCAAATTCGATTCTTCGACCATAGCCGTCGCCGACTTCTTCTCCGCGTCCTCTGCCAATAATAGAAGTCGCAATTGAGCTTCTATCAACTTCTTTTACAACAGAAAGTGCTTTACTTCCATAAGTAAACCGCATATTCGAATGCTTCCCTATTTGCTTATGCGCTTCAATCCATTTATCTTTAATTCCGTGTGAGCTTAGAGAACAACGAAAAGAAAATTCCATTCCGAATGTTTGTAGTTCTTTTAAAGCCTCTCGCACAGAAACGTAGTAAAAATTGGTAGTGATTGCTGGTAATGTAGGGGCTACATATTCAACACGCCAATTATTATCAGTAAATTCCATTAATCGATTTAGCAACAAGGACACTGGCTGTCCACTTGGCCTGATATCTCTGATAATATAGCCATCTAGCTCATCAGGCGCAAACCCAATCCCCGTGAATTCCAACATTTCCTTCGGATCATTTGTTTTAATTATTCGATACAACGAAAATGACGATTCGCTTTCACGAACCGCCATAAAACGAGCATCTTCAATTTCTTTATCGTAAGCCACTGTTACATATAGAACGTCTTTCATTAGCTCACTTTGATCCTTCGTTATTTCCTTTTCTTGAGTAACTTCAATTAGTTTATTTTTGTTTTTTCTTTTAATCATTTTTTGTAGATGATCAAAAAAATAGACTGTTTCACTCAAATGGTCGCCCCCCTGTAAAAAACTTTAAGTTTTCCATTGTTGCAGACAACTTTTTGACCTTGTCGCAAAACAAAATTCTCAAAATCAGATTCTAAATCAATGACAGATGTCCAGTCTTCATCGTTAACCATTAGTTTTTCATCCGCAAAATCAAATACTAATTGATCTCCTGGTTTTATCGCTGCATTACTCACACTAATTGTTTGTTCCCCATTTGTAATTCTTATAGCATTATTCTTTTCTAAAGTAACCTTTATCTTGGTTGGCGTTATTGGAAATCGCATCGTATTTCCAATATAACTATCCGTTACAACTTCTCGTGTGTACTTTAACGGATCTGCACAATAGATGGTAAAAGTAGATATAATGGAATTAGAATCACCTGCAACTTTATCTGCCGTTGCGTAACGACCATAATAGTAATAATCACTTTCATCTCGAAATCTGATCTCTACATCCTTTGTCCGAAACAAAAAATTCAATAAATCTTTGAATTTGAATTGAAGCTTTTCTGGGTTGTTATCTACTAACCTATACGTAACAGAGATTGTCCTAGATGGTAATGATTGATTCGTTATAATTGAGCCGATTTGGATTCCTTGTTGCTCAAGTTCTAGAGACAACATCTCTCTCCCTTCAACCTTTAGTGTTTGATACCCTTCCACAAGATCTTCTAAGTACATTCCGTCATACATCATTGCAGAGGTAGGAAGGAAGCGGTTAGGATTTTCTCGGTTAATCGTTGTATCATTAAATCCATACATCTTATTCTCCCAATTTTCCATATTTCCTCCTAAAATTCTAAATTAATTTCTGCACCTTCGCCCATCGCTTGCGCGATATCATCGACAAAATGACGGAATGATTGTTTCCCTACATTAACATTAAATATCGCCGGTTTAGTTGAACCACCCATATTCACATTATGTTCGACCTGAGTAGAAATACTGCTATTGGCTTTTTGCAGGTTGGAAGCTAAATCAATCTCCGGTGAATTATCAAAAGTGTCCGTAATGATACTAGCCATACTTTCAACGGTACTTTGGACTTCATCAAATCCCGATGTGAGACCTTTGTTTAAGCCCTCCATAATCGCATTACCCGCCGGAATCAAAAGTTTTCTATCATACTGTATCGGTCCTTTGTTTTCTCGAATCCAATCACCAATTCCGCCAACAAAATCTTGAACTGCTTTCCAAGCATTCTGTAGCCCTTCTAGAAAGCTATCCATGATTGCTTTTCCAGCTTCCCACAGATTAATTTCTTTAAGCGTGTCGAACAATCCAGTAACTTTCCTAACGGTATCGTTAACAGCATTTACAAGTCTATCCCAGATTTCTTGAACACCATTGACCATACGATTAAATATGTTAATGGTCCCTTGTTTTAGATTTTCCCAACCTTGGACAACGCCATCCTTTGTCTGCGTCACTAAGTTGCTTATCCACTCTTTAAAGGAACTCCAGATATCTTTTGCCCCTTGGACTGTATTATTGAATAAATCAATCGTACCTTGTTTTAACCCTGTCCAACTATCAATAGTCGTCTGAACGATTGCATCAATCGTTTCAAAGAACCATATTTTTAGATTTGTCCAGATCTCAATTGCACTATTTTTAGTGTCTTCCCATGTTTGAACAATCGATTGCTTCAGCCCTGTCCACATTTGTACGGCATTGTCTTTTATGGTTATCCATAAATTAGCGAAGAATGACTTCACTTGATTCCAGATAATATTTGCTTGATTAGAAACCTCAGTCCAGATGTTAATCACCGATTGTTTGAATCCATCCCACAATAGTAATGCACTATTTATGATGGTCCCGATATATACGGTGAATATATTTTTTATCGACAACCAAATATTTTGTACCGATTCGACCAGTGTTCCCCATATCATGTCTAAGTCATCTTTCATTTGCTGAAAGTCGCCAGTAATTAAGTTGATAATGAAAAGCAATGGTGCAGCAATCAATGCTTTGATAATTTCAAAAGCATTTAAGATAATATTTTTCACTTCAGCAAAAATTGATTTTACTGCATCGATGATATTAGAAAATACCTTAGAAAAGTTCGAGACAAAAGGCCCTATATATTTCAATATAAAATCAAGTGAGCTTTTAATTTGATCAGCTATTGCTTTCCAAATATTTGATGCTGTATTTTTTAAGTTACCCCATTGTTCATTGATGCTGGAAATCATCCCATCAACTATATCTAAGGTGCTTTGCTTTATGTTTTCCCATGCTTCAGACGCCGATTGAGTGATATCTGACCATAAATTGGTGAAAAAGGAAGTTAGCTCACTCCATTTTTCTCGGACGAAATTTGCGGCATTTTCCGGTGCTTTTTGTATAGTTGTCCATGCTTTATCTGAAATATCCTTAATCCCATTCCATAGATCACTAAACCATTCAGTCGTACCATTCCAAGCTTGTTTGAACCATTCTGAAATGCCAGACCAAATATTTTTAATCCCTTCTACAGAGGAGTGGACTATCTCCTGGATACTTTCCCATAAGCCAATCCAAAAATCTCTAAACGCTTCACTTGTATTCCAAAAATAAATAAATGCGGCTACTAGTCCCACAACTGCTGCAATGACAACTGCAAACAGATTTAAGCTCATAACTGTATTTAAAATTGCTTGACCTGCCGCTGCTAGTTTACTGGCATTGGCCATGTTTCCCAACGCAAACGAGAGTAACTTTACATCGTTACCCACAGCAAAGGCAACCTTTAGAACTGTCATAGCTTTTGATAGACTAGTAACTAAACTTACTATTCCTAAAGCAGTTTTATAAGCTACAAAAGCTGCTGTAACCGAAATAATTAATGGGGTAAGGGGTTTGAGAATATTGGTTAGTTGTTTTATAACTTCGACAACCGGTGGAATGGCATCCCTAATGGCTTTAAACGCATTAGTTATTATTGGTTTTGCTTTGTCTATTGTAGCGGCAATAGCATTGAAGTCCTCGCTTCCACCTAACAACAGGTTAATTTCTTCTAAGATACCAGCGATTCCGTTTTTTACCGCTGTTTTCAAGTTTTCAATTGAAGTCGCAACACCTTTGGAATTAGCTTTAGCCAACTCAGCACCTTCGGTCCCGATGCCGTACATTTCGATCATTTTATCGTTAAATTGATCAAAAGTTATCGTTCCTTCTTTCAACGCATCATACAAATCATTTTTCGCAGCCGCACCAGTCATACCAAAACTTTTCGCTACTTCTCCCAATGAAAGACCCATAGTATCAGTAAGGGAATTCCAAGATGTCATATCGACCTTTCCTTTAGCCAACATTTGAGTATACTGAGTTAATCCTCTGCTTGCCTCTGCAGAGCTTGCCCCGCTAGCTAAAAACGCATTGTTCAAAGCAACTGCTGACTCAGTACCTTTATCTAAATCACCAGTAGTCATCGTTAGGCTTTGAGCGTTTTTTACAATGTCGTCTAGAGTTGTTGGTAATCCATCAATACCTTCTGTTAGTTTAGACATCGAACGGTCGACTTCATCTGTTGAATAACCGAGTTGGCGCATCACATTAGGATATCGCTTTAATGTATCAAAACGATTAATAGCTCCATCTAATGAATTTGTGACAACACCTATTGCCGAATCGACCAACTTAAAAACCCCGACACCTTTTGCGATGTCGAGGATGGAAGTATTCGTTTTCTTGGTGTTATCGTTAAGACCGCCCATCGAGTTGTCTGCGTTCTTCATTGTAGATGTAAAATTTTTATCGACTGCTGAGAGGATTGCTTCGACTGTAAATGATTCCATAGTTTTCCTCCTTTCCTTATGAGTTAGCTTTTTTCATCAATTTCAAAAGCTTTGTTTGTTTAGGTGATTGTTTTACATCTTGGATTTTAATTCCAAGAATTTCCTTTTCCAGTTTTTCTTTGTCAAAGAAATCTTTAAAGTTCGTAAATACTGGAACTATTTTAGGTTTTTTCTCGCTACCTATGTTTTTTTCTGCTTTTACTTTACGATTAACCCATGCTTGATAATGTAGTTCTTCTTGCACATCAAGTTTTTTCAGTTGATAAGCTGTCATACGAATTCCGTACTCATAAGGAGTCATCAGCTCAATCTGCCGAATATCAGACATTCCTAAAAAACGAAATGAGTTAATAAGAATAGTTTCGTACATTTCGGCGGATGTTATTGTTTCGGTTTGTTTTCGTCCATCTGGCGCACTGCTAACTTTCCCGCATTGCTTTCTCTTAACTCTTTAATCACTTCATCAAACAAAGCCTCGATGTCTTCATGATTATCAATGAAATCATCTAATTCAGATTGGTCTGTTTTTGGGCTTTCAGTTTGGTTCGCCATATAAAGAACATCTGATAAAGTCGCTACGTTTGCCGTTTGTAACTCAGGCAAAACTCTAGCAACTAATCCTAATCCAAATTGATTCCCTTCTCGTTCGAAAGGCTTTCTTTTGTCAATTTCACGAACAAATTTCACGCCAAATTTAAATGAGTACTCTTTACCGTTAATTGTTAATTCCATTAATTCATCCTCCTATAAATAAAAGCACTCAATCAAGAGTGCTTAACCTTCTGGTGTTTGTTTTGTTGTATCTGTAAAGGCGTATTGAACAACTTCTGCTTGATCGTCTGTCAGAGTGGCATAGCCTTTTTGTTGGCGTCCAAATACACCGAACTCAAGCGATAACTCAACTGCATCTTCTGCCCCAGCCGACTGACCAAAACTGGTTAAGTATGCTTGTGCGTACTTTGCCTTGTACTTCTTAGCATTCTCGCCAGTCCCTTTCTCGGCTTTGTCAATTTCCCATACTTCGATGATTTCGCCGTTGTCAAATGCATCATCCATTTCGTCGATATGGTCATCGCCCTTAGTCGCAATTGACGTACCGGTTAGAGTGTACTCGATAGCTCCTAAGTTAATAGAGACGCCATCTTTTGTTGCCGTTGTATCCGCGCTTCGTGTTTTGCTGTTTTCGTGATCCGTTTGGAAAGCCATCTTCCAAGCTGCTTCTTGTTCTGCTTTACTTTTAACTCGGTAAAGCAAAATTAAATCAATACCTTGTTTAGCCTCTGCCATTTAAACTCCTCCTATTTGCTTAAATTCGAGCGATAATCTCGCTCTTTTAAGCGGTGTATTTGTCGAAACATCATCCAAAATGCGAATTCCGCTTGTTTGAATGTTTAAGGCCCAAGAATAGCCGTCAGTTTCTTTTATTTGCATAGCAGCATTAAAAATATTAGCTCCCATGTCTGATATTTCTTTTCTCTTCTTTTGTAAACCCCAAACTGAAATTACAAGGGTTACATTTCCGAATACATTCGTTTTATTAATTTCATGATCTGTATCTGTTCCTTCAAATTCAACAAATGGATAACCCACTTCATTCAAAGGTTTAAAGTCGTAGGCTTTATAACCCAAACTTTTTACCCTCTTGAACATTTCATCAAAAATATACTGGTCTCTTGTTTTAATCATTGTTATCCCTACTCTACGAGACGTTTCAGATCTTTTCTGAAAGCTTTTTTCTGTTTGGTAAATGCTGGATATATAAAAGGTTGTTGTGGAGTAAACCTCGTTCCGAACTCAACATATCCTGCATATTCTGCCGTAGCACGAATTCTACCGGCAAGCCCACTTGGATCAAGCGTTAATTGAATACTTCTCTCAAGAAATCCAGTATCGACAGGAGCATTAATTTCAGCTTCGGTTTGCATTTCCGCAGTGTTTAGTTTGACTACTTCTTTGATGTCCTTTAATGTTGCATTTTCCTTTAGCTTTTTACTAAGGGCATCTATTCCATAAATACTTACGCCTCTTCTAACCATCATTAAAAACCTCCTGAACAATAAAAGTATTTTTCAATCGAAGGTTGCGCTCAGTGATAATCTCGAATTTCTCGTTTTTTATCCTCAACTTGTTGAAAATTAAAACGTAATCCCATTCTTTTGTATAAGGTCTAAGCAAGCGAATGACTTTAGCACCTTGCTTAATATCTCCAAACAAAGCCTTTGATCGGTCAGTTCCCAAATCAGTTACATTGGCAAGTTTGACCGTTTCTTCTAAAGTCGGCTCTACATGCTCCCCTAATTCAGGATCATAATAGCCATCTTTTCCGATAACGAATGTTACTTCTGTGTCATATCTCATAAGAACCTAGCCACCCCTCTACGAGGAATGCTATTTTCTCTTTGCTTCTCTTTATATGCTGATATGTCATCTTCAAACTCATCTAAAAGTTTTCCGTAGGAGATTGACTCCCCTTCCTGCCCATACGAGCTCATCCCCTCGTTACCTTTGCGGTTAAATCGTTTGATCGTACATTCAACTACGATATAGTTTAAAGATGCGGGAACACTCTCTAAGAAGCCCAAACGCACACATAACTGGTTTGAAATTCGCTTGATAAAGTCAGCAAGTTGCTTATCCAGTTCTTCGTTATCAACTTCGAGCGACCGTTTCACTTCTTCTAAGGTTTCATTCATGACTGCCTCCTTTCAAAAATAAAAAGGCTAGTCGAGTGACTAACCTTGAGTGACTTCATTTTCTGCATCTTCTAACAACTTTTCAAAATCCGCCTTTACTTTGGCATCTTTATAATCAACGCCTAACTTATCCAACTCATCTTTGATTGCTTCGACAGTCATTTTCTTTTCTTCTTTCTCAATGAACCCGCCACCGTGTTTTTCTAGATTAGTTTCAATCTCAGTGACTCGTTCCTCTGAAAACTCTACCGAGTCCCCTTTTTTATAGATATCCTTAGTATGAATATCTTTAAATTCTTTCAAAATTTTATACTTAGCCATTTATTTCACCTTACCCTTCTGGAATTGTTTCAAGAATGTACACAGCATTTGCTTGCTCAAAAGAAGGAAGAGAGATCATAGAAACTTTTGTCTCAACATTGACTGGATCAGGTTTCTTCATAGTTGTGATTGCAACGCCTGTATCCACAATTGAAACATCTGCAATATTAGCGTTAGACATCAAGTCAGATTCTTCTGGAGTAGTACCAAACCATGTTTTGCCCAATGTTTGAGCTGGCAATAGAACAAACGTATTGTCTGGGATAAATTTATTCGTACCATTTGAATCAGTGTAAACTTTATCGTAAATCACGATTTCTAAGTTAAGCTCTTCTGAAATGTAATCCAGCAAAGCTTGTTTCGATAATTTAGCTGCTTGCGCATTGGCATTGTTTCCTAAAATAGTCGCTTTGATCGCTGCATTTTGACGTAAATAGCGGAAAGTCTTGCTATTCATAATGGCACGAGCTGGATTCACACCTTCTTCTTTCAATTTAAAAATAGCTTTTTCAATATCTTCTACTGGGTCAGCATTCTCAACATCGCTCCACGCAACCGCAGCATTTCCCATGTGGTTTTCAGGTAAGTCATATTTGATTACATGATCTTGTCCATTTTCTTGGATTGTGATTGCTCCAGTGGTTAATAGTTGCATACGCATGATCTCACGACGTACTGCAGCACCACGCAATAAATCTGTAATATCATCAAATACACGATTCACAACTACATCACGATATGCAGGGTTGTTTGTTTGGTTGATCATATTCAATTCTTGACGCAACTCTTCATCAATGTAATAAGACTCTTTGAAGAAAATCATTTTTTCGATCAATTCTTCAAATCCGGCACGTCCACGTGGAATAACATCAGCATCTAGTCCAGATGGTCGTAATGCTACTGGAGAGCCAGTCTTACCTTTCAACCAAGACAACTTCATGCCTAGTTGTTTATCAGCAGGGAACAACTCTTCGCCAAGATAAGGCTGTTGCTCATTCGCTCGTTCTGCCCAATAAGTGGCAATGTTTGGTGCTTGCACTAGGTCAAAGATATTAAGCGTTGCAAAGTACTGTAAATTCATTTTCATTAATGTTTCTTTGTGGATTTTCACTTTCATTCTTCGGTTCCTCCTTATTTGTTACGTTTGACAAAGTAAACTTTGCCGTCTAACGCTGCTTTCGCTTCATCTACAATTGTTAAAGTATCTTCTAAACGGAATTCATTGACTGTACCGAAGTATAGTAATGTACCATTAGCAGTCGTAGCACTTGTATCGAATACAACGTCATGCATTAATACACCTTTTGTGCCTTTAGCTGCTTCTGCGGTGTTCGTTACAGTCACAACTGCTTGCTCTTTGGCGAAAGGATCGCCACCACCGACTGGCGTTCCAGCTGGAATATATTTCTTTCCTTGTCCATTTGTTGCTGTGACCCCTGTTGCTCCAACTACTACTGATAAACTCTTATAATTACTTACATCAGCTAAAATTTGATTTTTTGAACCAAAAACTCGTTTTTCCATTTGTTAGTTCCTCCTAATTTTTAAAATAAGTTTGCTTTGGCGTTTCTACTGTCGCTTTTTTCGCCAATTGCTTGCCGTATTCACCTTGCACCGATCCGCCGGTTCCACCGTCTAAAGGTACTCGACCACCTAGTTTGCGCTCATATTCCGCTTTGATTGCTTCACGTTCCGCTTCAACAGAAGCTAAATACGTCTTCACGTTGCTTGACGTAGTTTCAGCGTCTTCCGACACAATCAGTCGAAGCATTTCTTTCGTAGGCTTAGCGCCCTTCTCAGACAACATTTCGCTCGCTTGTTCCGACATCTTAGATAGCACTTCTTTGCGTTCATATTCAGCCAACTTTGCTTCAAGTTGTTGCTTCTCGTAATCTGCTTTTTCCTTATCGTCCATTTCGGCAAGTTTTGCAGCTTCGTCTTTTTCAGCACGCCATTTTTCTTCAGCAGCAGTGACTGCCTTCTTTGTTTCAGCAGCGATCATTTTTGCTACATCGTCACGAGAAAATGTTTTGCCAGTCTCTTCACCCTGTTGTTTACCTTCAGGTGGCATATTCTCATCCGCCGGCAGTGTATCATTGCCACCCTCAGGATTTTCGGCAAAGTATTGTAGATTCATAGGCATTAATAAACGTTTTTTCTTCATGATTAATCCTCCACGGTTACGCCGTTACCCGATAATTTAACTAGTTACGCCAGTCAGTCGGAACAGCTTTCTCTTTAGTGCCTGTAAGCAGGAAGAAGGCATAATAAAAAGTCGTTATTGGACTTCATTTACATTATCCGAAGGCAGATATTTCACACTGATATCAAAAGATTTAATACCATCTTCCCATTCGCTATCAGTTTCAACGGATACTCTTAGCACTTTTTCGTTTTGCAGAATCTGATTTAAGTTAGCAATGGCTCTAACAATTAATTCTTCGTTCTCCATATTTAATCTCTCCTCTCTCACATAAAAGCGCTCTGGAACATACTTTGATCCATATTGTTTTGCAAAGCTTTGAAGTACTCTGGGTTAGACTGAACTAATTCGGTTATTGATTGCACGATAGGCTCAATAACCTTTCTAACAGCCTCATAAACTTCTTTTACAATTGGTTCTATAACTTCAACCACATGCTGTTTAACGGCATCATAGTCTTCTTTGAATTGAGTATCGTTTTGATACAAATGCAAAATTTCTTCTTTGCTTTTTCCATATGCCGTTTCTAAAAATCTGTCAGATATAACTTGAAATGAATCTTTCTCCACTGTTATAACCCTCTTTCTTTAAGTGACTTCTCAAAAGCATCACGATCAACGTAAGGTGCTGTACTGCATCTACAAAATGGATGCATCGGAGCAGCATTTGTTCCTGGTTCCATTTTATCAACATCAAAAACTTTCCCATTCAACGGCAAACATAAACGACATGCTGAAGGCTCAGAAATGAATGTGTACTTCGTAATATCAGCATCCCGATAGCTTCGCTCTTGTATACCAATCTGAACCCTAGTCGTTTCTGTGACCATCAAACGTTCAGTATTGAAACGAGTATTCTCTCTGCCTTTTTCAGTAAGGAATCTCTTCAGTTCAGGTGCCAACTGTTTGGGATTACGCCCTAAAGTCACACTACGTACCAACAACTTATCCAAATCAGCTTTCAGCTCTGCTTGGTACATCCAAAGCCGTTCGCTAAACGTTGCGAAACCATCCGCTCGAAACGAACTATTGATTACTTGCTCCACTAATTTGGCATAACCGCTTTTAGCGATCGTCATTTCTAGAATTCCTGCTTGACGTTGCAACTCTTTCAAGCCAGCACTGGTAAGTTCTCCCGAGAAATACTTGTCCATATCGTTAAACGTAGCTATCAGCTCAAGTCCGATATTCGCTTTTAGCAATTCCAATCGATTAACACGCATTGTAAGATTGTATAGCTTTAATTCCTTGTTTGCTGTAGGTGAGAAGTCTTTTTCTTTAACATACTTCTTAGCCTTGCGAGCAAATGCTTTTACATCCATTTCGTTAGCTCGCTTCATTGCTTCGCTACGAGTGATTTTCTGTCCATTGGAAAAACTGTCCCACTGTGCGTCTATCTCTTTCTGTATCGCATCTTGTCCATATTGCAGACGCTTCTTGATCTCGTTCATGCGTTTCTTATCATCTTTAATTTGTTGCTCTTGCCAAGCTTTTTCACGCTTGACGAAGTAATCTTGAGATTTCACTGAATCACCTCTATCCTGCATTGAAATCAGACAACACAATACCTTTTTTCAAAGGCAGAACCTCTTCAACAGTCGCTTGTTCTCTTGGAATAACCAGCCCTTTTTCATAAGCGATTTGAATTGCTTCTTCTTCGTTATCGGCTACCACAACATGACCTAAATATTCATCCCACCAATTGCCATCCCAAAGCAGACAAGCTTCTTTTGAAGCATATACTTTATAGATTTTCATTGCTGTTCACTCCTTACCAACTAAATTTAACTAACTGCAAACCGTCAGCCTTAGAATGATCGTCCTCATAGTCTTCAACAGTAAAGCCACCCTCTTGAAATTCTTTTCGAATCTCATCATTGATTTGATCTGCTCTATAATGCATCTCATTTTTTCCCATTTTCATCGTTGCAGCGATAGCCTCTTTAAGCTTTTCAATATCTTTTTTTTGATACTCATTCATCATCTGTTCTTTGAGATTCATCTTCTTCAACCTCCGTATCAGTTTCTTTGTCACTATCAAACACACCAGAACCAGCTTGTTCCTTCAATCGTTTCAGTTCTTCTTCAAACGGAACACCAGTCAAGCGCTCAGCCATTTCGCACAACGTTTGATCTGATACGATGCCAACCATTCCCGCAATAACTTTCATGATTTCTTCATCTGATTGCGGGACATTCGGTGTAAATTGAATTTGGATTTCGTTCACTTTGTTGTAGAGTTGCTCTTGTTGCTGTTCATCGGAAACAAAAAAGGCTTTGAATGTATCAATCAAGCCTTGGGGTTTATTCAATTCATCTTTGATGCTCCATGAGTGAGTAAGCAATCGTAGACGGCGCATAATAGCTTTCTTGACCATGCGCTCTTTATTTTTGCGATCGTTGTCTGACCCCCAACCTTTGAATCGGAATCCGATGCCCGACTGGTTAGACCCTATGTTCTCGTCTGTAAAATCAATTAGAGATGTGAAGCGTAAGATATCCGCGACTGTTCGACTGTCGTTCGCTTCCATTCCGGCAACGTCATACTCTTTCTTTAGATAATACGCATCAGGTTCAGCGCCTGCTACATTACCGTCATATATCTTCTTATCGCCTAAAACAAGCATTCTTGCTCGCATCATAGCTTGGAGTACATCTAACTTACTGTTGTCGCCTTGTTCATCGTCTGCAGTATCAGGGTTTCCTTTAATCACCAAGTAAGCTTCTGATGAATCTTGTTGGAAGTTGGCCATTTCTGAACGTGAAAGATCATAGGCATCGATGGAATCAAGTACACGCTCAAAGTCGCTCAAACGTTCTTCGTTGTTGATCCATTCATTAATCTGAACTGAGTCGAAGTAACTCTCTATAATGCCACCATCTTCAATTTTGGCATGCTCTAAATCATCATTTTCTGCGATTAGATAATAATTGAATCCGCTGTTTGTATATAGTTCAACTCGTGTCCACGACTTATCTAGGTACTTTTCTTTATAGTAATGAACCCCACATAATGAGTTGCGATCTTTGGTGTTGTCATAGATGACGAATGTTTGCTCTGCGTCAAACTTAGCTAATGTTTCCTTACCGTACTCATCACGCCCAATCCATTCATACGCTCTACCTAATCCAATCATATCTCGACCCACCAACTGATTGTGGTAGTCTTCATTCGATTGACTAGCAAATGTGTTGATTTTTTCTGCAATCGCCTGATCCCCACTGTATTTCAATGGGTTCCCTAGCAATACGCCTAACTTAAATGAGACGATAAAATCTGCAAAGCCACTTGCAATACGATTGTCCGATCTACCTTCTGGTTTGTTCGGACGATAATTGATGTTGTTGTCTCCTAACATATAGCGTTTCAGTTCCTGCAACCTTGGCACTTGCTTGGCTCGATGGTGTTTGATGAACTCAACAATCATCTTCCAAACATCTTCATGTTCAAAGTCGATTACCTGTTCAACTTCGCCAGTACGCTGATTTAGCATCTCTCTTTTCGGTAATTGATTAACCGGCACTCTATACACATGGTTCGCTTCATCATCAAATCGCTGGCCACTTAAAAGCTGAATATTCTGTTCCACTGTATCACCTCTACAATCCTAGTTTTCTATATGTTTCGATCGTCCGCTTGACGTTAACTGGTTTTGGTTGCTTCCGCATATCGTCGTTGAAGGCATAACGAGTAGCATCTATCGTATGATTATCCTTATCCTCAAGTCGAGGTTTAGGATTTCCATCTCGGTCTGTTTGATAGTCTATGTTTTCAAACTCTTTGGCTATGTTCGGTGTTCGAAGTGGATCAATATAAATCGCATCTAAATCATCTAACCACTTCTCGCCATATTCGACACTATCAGGTCCTTTTGTAACTTGCCTTATCTTTGATATATCATGTTCATTTCTCATCTCAGCATTTGATTTAGGCTCAACTTCTGCGATGATGTCTTGATAATCATATCTCTTGCTCTTGATCCATTGTGCCGCACGACGATTGCTGCATTTAACCTCGTAAAGCTCATCAATGGCGTATATACTGTTTCGTTTTTTATCATAGTGCCAGCGCACAAATGCAAGCGGATCTGTTGCGTAACCGTAGTCAAGCCCTTGTCGTATATTGTCAAAATTAGCTACCATTTCATCTGTAATAGAACCTTTTTTCACTTGTAAATTATCAAAAGGTACAACTCCTGATCCCACAGCTTTACCATCATATTCCCACTCAGCTCTAATTTTATTTCTTTTCCTAGTTGCCTCAACTTCTTTCAAAAATTCCTTAGAGATGAACGGATTGTCTCGATAAGTCGAGTGATGAATAAAAGTGTTATGTGGTTGAAAAGAAGTCTCATATTTTTTGTTTACCCATGATTGTTTCCTCTTGGGCGGGTTGTAACTAAAAAAGAACTTATAAAAAAGACCATCACCTAATTCCCCACGTAAAAAAGAGTTAGTAATAGTCGTGACTTCGTCTTCTGTTTTAAATTCTGCTAGTTCTTCAATCCATCCTATAGCAAATGGAAATTTACTATCTTTTAAAGATTTAATTCGTTCTGGATTCTGAGCGCCACGAAATATCATATAGTTACCTCTTGGAAGATAAGTGATCTTTAAAGGTGACTTATTAAACTTAAACAAACGTGATACTCCTTGCTCTTCGATCGCCCATTTCATTTGTTCGTATATAGATTGCTCAAGTGTATTATCGACATAGCGTATACCTACAGCATTCACTGCGTATCTCATAAGCAACTGAGTAATTATATGCGCTATATCTGATGATTTACCTGACCCACGTCCACCTTTACAAACTATATTAAGAATATTTTGATTCAAAGTAGCTTTCCAAACTGAATGAAACGTAGGTGGAAGAAATTCAGATAATTTTCTAGCCATCTTCATCACTGCTTATGTCATCTATGAAAGTAGGAATTTCAGAAATTTCAACTTTCTGTTTGTCTACAAACGCTGCGTTAATTTTATAATAATGCTCAAGTGCTTGATTACGTTCTTTGAATCCTGCTGAATATTCGCTAACTTCACGTTCTAGTATTTCGTTGGTAAGCGGATCTCTTTTAATAACCTCAAAGCGTTGCGGTTCTCCTTTCGCGATAGAAGCAGTGATTGCCAATGCTTCCTCCATAGATAAATGTCTTTTAATTTGAACTTCTTTAAGTTTATCTTGGATATACTCGGATACCTTTCCACCTTTTTCCACCAATTTTTCTTGTGCATTCTTAGCGTAGTTTTCTTTATAACCAGCTTTAAGTGCTGATTGATAAGCGTTCCCTGTGATGATGTACTCATCAGCGAATGCTTGTTGTTTAGGATTTAACTTACTCACTTTCCATCACCACCTATATATTGACTAATAATTAGTGTTAATAATTTCCATTCCATCAAGTTCATAGCTTTTGACAGCCTCTTTTAAATTCGGCAGAGTCCTTGATACTAAAGTGAGGGTCAATTCCGCTTTACCTTCTTCTTTACTTTCTGTGATATCTACATTCGCATAGCAGCCACCCCAAACTGGTTTTACATTAGTAGTAGTTTCTCCATTTATAGTCACTGAATTTTCTACCCACTTACGTCCGTTCTCACTTTCCAATGCTTTCTTATAAGCTTTTGATAGCTCTTTGCTTACATTGATTTTTAAAACTGCTTCATTAAAATTCTTCATGATAAATACCTCCCTATATTTTGTTGGATATAATCATCTTTCCAATAACCATGACCACAATAAACAAGTTTGCACTTATCAATTTCTTCCGGCGTAGCTTCTCTAGTCATTTCAACGATGGAATAGTCCTTTTTTATCTGGACTGATTGGACGACCCTTAATGGATCATCTTCATTTGGTGGTGGATATCTATTAGATAGTGAAACGTACCAGTAGTTTCTCATTATGTAACCTCCTTGCTTGCTAGTTTATATTTATAGTTTTTATTAACCAATTCATAAATTTATCTAAGCGAAGTATCATACCAATCCCTATTTTAAATCTATCCAAAGCGTGGGTAAGGTCACCTAGCGTTTCGCCAAAAGTTTTGCCCTCTTTCACAACATGACCTCCCTTCACAAAATAAAAAGACCACTCAACGAGTGATCTAATATGTAAAAACTAACACCTCAGCAATGAGATGCAGCTATACCTCTGTACGGTTTTGATAACTGGTAGGATCACCGTAAACCAAAGTCGCTGGCAAGGAATCGAACCTTGCATGGATTACTCATATTCACCCTTTATTGCGTCTACCAATTTCGCTACGGCGATCAAAAAACAACTTGAGAGAACGTTTTCTTGGTGTATAATATTACTATCAATGAAAAGGGACCATTGAAATAAACGAAAGGAGATGCTCTCTTGCCTTATTATATTGCTAATAAAAATAAAGATGACAAAGGCCGTCACGAACTTCATGAAAGCACATGCAATTACCTTCCTTTGAAACAAAATCAATTATCGGCTGGCAATCATTCGGATTGCTCTCAAGCTATTTTAGCATTGAAAAAGATGTACACGAATGCGGATTTTGACGGTTGCAAGCATTGCTGCTCTTCTTGTCACAAAGGCTAATTATTTAGGGAATAGTACATGCTAGCACTTATTATTTTTGATAGACAGTAACTTGTTGAAACAATCAAAGAGTCGTTTATTTTTAGCTACTGCCTATTAGAAAAACAAACAACAGCCCATATGGAGAAAACGAACTATTTTTTTATTTGATTTATTTTTAGCTGTTGTCTGTTTATTAACGATTTTAGAATAGACAGCAATCGTATAGAGAAAACACATGTGAGTAGTTTTTTCGATTGCTGTCTATTCAAGCTTAATTGTGGAACAATAACAAACGATGTTTCTATTATTTTTATTTTGTCGAAGTCCTGTTTCCTAATCTTTCGACAATATCATATTAACACGCTTTTTCGTCCAAAAACCCTACAATATCCCTACAAAAACCCTACAAAAAATTACCGATACTTAATCAATGAACCTTTTTTATACGCTTCTGCAAATTCGATCAATGCATTGGATTTTAGCTTTTCTACGTTTTTCTCTCCATACCCCTGTATTAGTTGTCCGATTTCATAATTGGAATGCTTGTTAACATCGCAGAAACTATAATAGAGTATTTGACGACTGATAAGACTCAAACTCATCAAAGCTACTAAAATCGCATCTCTTTCTGCTTCTAGGTCCATCATTTGAATAAGCGCATCTTCTGTTTTGTTACCGTGTTTTGGTGATCTAGGCATGTCGGTTATAATCGGTGACTTAATGTCTATTAATGAACGACCTGCCATTCGTTCCAACCGTCGGAAGTTTTTCAACACATCTCTCGCATTACATCTTGTCTGCCTAAAGTCTACATCTCTTAGTAATTGCATTAAGTCAAACCGCTCCTTTATGTGATATAATAAACTTGTGGGATTTTATTAAATCAGTCGGAGCGATCCGGCTTTTTTTGCTTGCAACTCTTCTCAAAGTTTTATTTGAAATATTTTCCTGTTTTATCCTTATAATTTCATTCTTCTAAAAAAGGAAAATGCTATTATCGTTATTGTGGGGGAACAGGAGTGAGTTGTTTGATACATTTGAGTATGCTTTTGTTTTTGATTCCTTTTTTTATTTTTAATGTTGTTTTCCTATTCTTCCATAATTGGAAAAAATATGACATCATACTTCTTCTATCTTCTTTACCTTCGATTTTCTTTATCTTAAAAATTGTATATCATTCATTATCAGATCCTATTTACTTGTTCAATTTCTATTTAATAGGTTTAATAATCACATCTATCTTCTACATAATTGTTCTTTTATTCATTTATAGAAGAAAGTGATTTGCCAACCGAAAGTGTTGGCTTTTTTTGTTATCCACAGTATCCACAGGTTTATCCACAATATATTGTAGGAACATATTTTCGCATACTATATATTGTATTTATCATAGAATTTCCATATCAACTAATCGAGCAACTGCAATATTCGCTTTGCTCTTCGCTAGTTCTTTGTCACAGTCCATCGTATTCTCAATACGAATAACTGCTGAATGATTGTATACACGTTCTACATACCCTCTGATTGGATAAATGAACTCTTCCGCTGTGCAACGAACCATATCACCGACTTTAATTTCTGATTCCTCTTGCTTTATAGGATTCTTAGTTGGTAGATCCATCATCAAGCCACCAATTCCATAAGCATCAGTGTAAAATTCGTCTTTTAGTTTCATTCTGCTTCCTCCTAACCTTCTGTACAAGCGATAATATAAACACCTACATTTTGCCTTTTTATGACTTCTTTAAAAGGAACAAGCTTGCAAACTTCTCCACAGAAAATTCCAAATTGGCCAATGCTGATTTCGTCATGCGGAAGTAAAGTGATCTTTCCACTCATTACATCTAGTCTCTCTTGCTTAGTTACACAATCACTATCCAACATTCCTTCTTTTTCAATGTCACACTCTCTGATGTCTTGCAGATCATTTACTTCTAAATCTATTTGGCTGTCATACTCTACTATTGCATGTAGCAATGTAGGCGCCGCAATCCATTCAAACTCATCCACCTGGAATACTTTCATATCTTCTATTGTGTATTGATCTAGCGATCCAATCTCTACTGTCATTCTGCCTCCTCCATGTTTCGTTGCAGATTTTTGCCAAAAGAAGCAAATGCATTCCCAAAATCTTCTGCCATTCGACCCAAAGCTTTCGTGACTTCTCTAGCAAACCTTACTGCTTCTTCTGTAGATATACGATATTCACTCGCAACTTTTACTTTTTTTACATTTAGTTCTTGTTTTTTGAGTTTTACTACTCTACGGCGTCTGTCGTTCATTCTGCTTCCTCCGCATCCATCGCAATAACTATCTCGCTTTCAATTCCAACTCTATCTCCATCGGGATTTAATTTGAATTTTGATGGAGTCATTAAACACTTTTTACCATTTGAAATTACCCAAAAATATAACATTGCTTCTGCTGGCATATCTTCTAATAACTCTAAAGCTTCATTTACTTTCATTTGATTTCCTCCTCAGCCTCTTCCAATCCCGATACACTGCATTCTTTAACTTCACCACCGAATTTTTTCGTAGTTTTCTCAGCCTCTTCATAATTATGAAACCATCGAGCATCTTGTAATGCGTGAACCACACTTAATGAAGCACCACCCATATATCGATCATCTTTCCTATAAAAATATTCACCAAACTCAATTACATAAAATTTCATTTGATTTCCTCCTGTTCTAACGCATAGCCAGCAATATTTTTAATGAAAAATACTGCATTTCGTTTTACTTGTGTACTTACTCCAAAATACTCAAAAGTAATTGTGTCATTTTGCCAAGTCCACTGAAAATTTGTTACCTTTTCAAACTTCATTGTTGATCCGTCTTTATTCCATATGATTAAACTTTTATCTTTTTCCATCACGATTCCTCCAGTTCCAATCCAACATATTCAGCTTTTTTAAACCACTTATCAAAATCTGGATGTATCCCAGTGATACATCTACTATTTCCTAAGGCCTGACGTTTTGTTCGATGATAAACGAGCCCATCAAGTCTCATGCCTAAACAATATCTATATTGTTCCCCTTTCTTCCACCAACCGACTTTATAATTCATTGCTATTTTTCTCCTGTTCCGAATACTGTTTTAAATACTCACTTACCAATTCCATTTTTTGTTGATTGTTTAAACTTTGGTAAGCTGCCTCCAAACAACTTAATGGTGAATCAGGAAAATACTTACTTGGTGTGCCATTCAAAAACAAGTCGGATATCGACTCTAGCGGATCATTCGTTTCACATTCATTTTCTTTCATCCAGATGATCAAGTTTTGCTGATTCTCGTTGAGTTGCGGTTGTTTTAACATTTCTACCGCTTCATTAAATTCATTGGAAGTATAGCTTTTACCATCAATTATTATTGACGATTCTAGATCTATCTTTAGAGTCTCACCAGTGATTTTTCCTGTAGTAATTTTGTATTCTTCACTCACATCCATTCCTCGCTTTCTGCTATTTCGTCGGATAGCTGACTACTTCACCATCTGCGTTATAGCCTGTATCTTGTTCTGCTTGTTTCGTCCATTCCCATACTTTGTCAGTGGAAACCCAACTTTGATTCCATAGGATAAAGTAGAAAGCCAGTAGAAACTCATGTTGATTCAACCATTCTTGTGTAACTTCATGTGTGTCATTACCAGACATAATATCGCCTCCTTCAGTTGTTTATCTCTGTCGATTGTGGAATTAATCTTCTATTTCTTCTGCATTTAAAACCTGACGAAATGGTGATGACCATCTTTCCTTTGCTTCCTCAGCATCAAGCGCAAAGATCTCTATAGTTTCAATTTCACCTGTTTCAATCAACACATTGGTATATGAAACCTTAAAGCGTTTTTATTTTAAATAATCACCGTCACCCATCATATCGCTTACCCAAGACTTGTCATCAGGATCGAATTGACCAATAAAATTCTCGTAATCATCCTCGTTTGGATTATAAGCACAAAACTTTACTGGTACGATTTCTAAACAACCCTCGTGATAAAACTTACTTTCTATTTCTACTACATCCTCAAATTGACGAAACACCTTTTCACATATTGGACATTTTTTCATCCCGCTTCCTCCTGTTCTAATGGCCAATCAATCAGTGTACTAAGCACTTGATAAAACTCTTCATCATTTTTCAAATGATCCCTGTAATACCCAGTTGCGTATGTGGTAAAGGCTAAATGAATTGCATTGAACTTCGGAATACCATAATTTTCATGATCCTGCTTAACATCATTAACCACAATCTGCTGATTATCGTTGAGTTGCGGTTGCAATGCATCAACGACAGCTTTGGCTAAATCATCAACATTTTCTTCTGACCACTCCTCAAAATCATCTAAAGACATAGTGCCGAATTCAAATGCCGATTTAACTCTTGTTAACTCGTACGTATAAGTGTCATCAAGCAATATGTGTTCGCTTATTGCTTTAGCTATTTTTTCTTTTAAACCGCTCATCCTTCTACCACCTCTTCCACTGTTCCTCCAATCGTTTGAGCAGTACGTTCAGCATCTGATTTCGAATCGAATATCTTAATCTCTTTATTGTCGTCAGGGATAATCAGCACACCTATTCCTTGATATCCAACGAAATAGCCCTCGCCTAGTTTAACTCTGTACAACGGCTCTTTCTCGACCTCGTAGCCGTCTTTCATACGAATAATGATGCTTAAACACTTGGAGGAATGGTCATATAACCAGTCTTGGAAATCTGTAAACTCCTTATCAGGCTCGCTGAATAAATACACAATTTCATAAAATAAGTTATTTTCTAATGCCTCTCCTTTATGTTCCTCAAACCATTCCGCCACGAACTTCGGCACCACTGGCTTCTGCGGTTCGTCTAGTTTTAACACCGTATTAACCATATGAACGACTTGAGAATAAGCCATCACCATGCCCTCATAGTAATTTTTGCTTTCTGGATGTGTCAGGGCTTTGTGCTGTTTTTCTAGTGAAATTCTCTTTAGTTCATCAATAAATTCTTGTTTATTCATCGCTGTTTCTCCTTCATAATCTCTTCGCTATATCTGCTATCACTGGTACAGTCACACTGTTTCCAGCCTGCTTATAGAGCTGACTATCGCTGTTTACTTCTTTTGCTCGATCAAATGCCCAATCTGGGAAGCCTTGCAGCCTCCAACACTCACGTGGCGTGAGCTTTCTAATTTGAAACCCATTTCTTAAAATGTTATTTTCATGCCAGCTATGTGATGATAACGTTGGAGCAATCTCATGCGTGCCACCTTCGTTATATCCTCGTGGTTTTTGTATGATAGCAACTCCATGTCTATCTTGTGCAGTGAGTGTAAACATCTCATCCCCATTTTCTTTGAAACGCCTGCTGTTTTGCCGTTTTTCTAATCGATCAGGAGTTAATACTGGTACTACAATTTTTGTAGGATCTTTTTGTGTTGTCGTGCTGCACATCGTTGGAGCGATTCCATCAATTGACACGACATCTCCACTTTGCGATAACCCTTTTTTGCGTATATTACCTATTTTTTTGATTCGATATTTTGGATTAAACGGTTCGTCATTTCCTGAGAAAGGAAATACTTTTCTGGTACGTTCTCCTCTAAGATGTCCGATAATGAATACTCGCTCCCGATTTTGCGGAACGTAAGCCGCTGAGTTAATACAGTCCCACTCACAGTCATACCCGAGTTCATCCAAGGCTCTGAGGATCGTCTCGAACGTAGCCCCTCCTTCGTGATTGAGGAGTCCTTTGACGTTCTCAAGGAATAAATAGCGTGGTCTGAGAATAGATGCGAACCTTGCAATTTCAAAGAAGAGAGTTCCTCGAGTATCTTCGAAACCTTTCCGCTTTCCTGCAATGCTGAAAGCTTGGCACGGAAATCCGCCACAGATAATGTCGATATGTCCGATTCTTCGAACAAACTCATCTGATACTGTTGTGATGTCATGCATTTCCACCTCTCCTTCTGTATCGTGTATTGCTTTATAGCTAACTCTTGCGAATTTATCGATCTCGCAGAAGCCTACACATTCATGCCCGGCGGATTCCATTCCTAATCTAAATCCGCCGATTCCTGCAAATAAATCTAGGAATTTCATTTTTACACTTCTTCCCAAATATTCCCAACAAGCTCAATATCGTCGGTAACTTCAAATAAATCCTCAGATATATTTTCCCATTCGTATTTAAACCCACCATTTTCAAAAATTACTTGTCCGTAAACTTCTTGATGGTCATCCCAGCCAATATCTCCTTCAAAAATCTCTACACCGTTCTTGTCTTTCAGTCCTGCGGATTGCATGAGTACTTGTTTCGGTATCGTCATTCCATGTATAGGCTCTATCCAGATATCTTCTGTACCTATTTGCCACACATATTCATCGCCGTTATCTTTTTGATAAATCATACACTCCGCATCTTTATCCCACGCTCTATAACTTGGTATCATTTGCTGTCCTCTTTCTGTAACTCACCATAAATGGAACATCTACGACGAATTGCTTTTACTCTGCGTTCATTTTCGAGCGTAGGTTGTATTTTATATGCTCTTTTTGCACCCTTTAGTTGATTTCGAGCACCTCTTAATGCATCTGAATATAATTCTTTTGGTGCATCCATTTATTGTTCCTCCTACTTATTTTCTGTCATGGTGAAAGGTACAATGCTCTCAGGCATATAGTTGACTTCATATTTGTATTGGTTCACTTCAGCGCCAGCGAGATCTTCTATCACGTACATATTGAACTGCGTCATATTGATTAAATGCTTTTTGTAAACTCCTTCTTCCGTTTCGACTAGTATCTCAAGCTTTTCAGAATTACTAGTGTTTACCGAAATTCTTCCAATAACCTCAAACTCTACCGTGTTAGATAATGTGTTCATAACAGCGACACGACGAATTACATTGAAGTTATCTGCTTCTTGGCTTACATTATGAGACACTTTCGTAGCTTGACGACATGCCGATAAACTAAAAACCATTCCTATAGTCACAATGAGCATAATTAGTTTTTTCATTTGCTGTCCTCCAGATCACTAGACTTCACAAACACCCCATCAATCATTTGCCCAGTACGTCCCTTGATTTCGTTCCAAGCCTGTTCTAAGCACTCCTCAGCAGTCAACCCATGTTGCATAGCTAAAATGATAAGAGTAACAAGCGTGTCTCCGATACCATCTTTTACGGCTTCTAAATTGCCACGAGCCATGCCAGCGCCGACCTCTCCAAGTTCCTCAATTACCTTCAACATCTGTTTCTCTGGTTGTGCCTGATCCAATCCTTTATTTTTAGCCCATTTCTCAATATTCATTGTCAGTTCGTTCATTTTTCTTCCTCCATGTATTTAAATTGACGGCCCTTAGAATCAATATCCATATGCTTCGCTCTACTCCATATGATATTTTTTGACAGCCCAGTAATTTCTGCTAACTGTTCAGCTGTGCCTGTAACTAGAATTCTGTCGCCATGCCAAATTGCAATTTTCCTCGGCGTTTTTCTTCTAAGCTTCTCAGTCCATATCTTTTTACCAAGCTTTTGTACTTCTACGATGATTTTTTCATCTTCTTGCCAAGATTCCGTACTGGTTAATTCAGCAATTCTTTTTATTGCTGTTTTCTTATCCATCCTGACAGTCTCCTTTCAATAATTTGAGTACTTGATCAAGTGCACTCTCACGTCCGCCGTGAAATGTATTTAACCATTTGTCTTCATACGAAGCGCTTTGCCTCATCGCTTCTTTGTGCATTAGCTCCACTTGAGCTTTCAACTCATTAATTTCCATGACAGTACCCTTGTCTTTCGAGTTCTCTTAAATGTGCTTTTAATCCTTTGATACATTCCCAAAAAAGCAATTTCATATAAGCTGTTTCCCTTAGTTTTGTACGATCAATGTAAAAAGCATAATAATGACGTAATTTCGCCCAACATCTACGATCATTTTTGATCTGTTCGAGACTAACTGCTGCCAGTTGGTCATGTACGATTCCTAAAATGTCGTACTCCTCATCTTTTTTATACTTAGCGATTTCTTTGATTAATCCTAAGTAGTCAAAATTAATATCCAAATCTTCTCCCCCTTACGCTTCATCCCATCGGGGCTTATTTGATCGTTCTAGCGCTTTTTTCTTTTGATAAGCTTCTTGGTCGATTGCCCATTCAGGCAGTGTCTCTCGTCTTCCTGTGCGCTTGTAGCTACTATTCATCTTCTTAGGCTCACATTTTTCTTTCCTTGCCCAGCTTCGAATAGTGGCTAAGTAGTTTTTATAAGTTTTACCAGCTGATTCACAATACTCGGATAACCGTTCAATCCTTTCTTGATAATCATTAGGGAATTCTGTTTTGAGTTTCTCCATTTGGTCATCTGACAAGAGAACATTTTTATACTCTCCGTATTTATGACGGATGGGCTTAGCCTTCGATTTTTTCGAAGGCGGTAACTCTCTTATATATTCTTCTGTATTATTAAATGTATTATTAATAGATGTATTATTATCTTTGACTTTTTCGTCAATAGGGGTATTGCGTTTTTCGTCAATAGGGTATTGATTAATTCGTAGGTACCTATTGATTATTTGATTGGTACCCTCTTTGTAAATGATTTCCCGATTCAAGTATCCAAACTTAATCAAATCACTTACCCATCGAGATATGGTCTCTTTATTCACACCATATAAATCTGCAAAGTACTCATTGCCTGCCCAACAAAAACCTCTTTCATTACACAAGGCAGTTATCTCTCCATATAACAACTTAGTATTTGGTTTAAGTCTTTTGTCGTATCTTACGTTGGCTGGAATGATAGCGTAATAACTTTGATGTTCTGCCAAAATTATTCCTCCTCATCCACGACAGTAATCGTGTACTGGTAACAAGTTTCTGTAATTCCGTTTACTAATCTATTGGTCTTAATTTTTTCAACACTAATATCGCTTTGTTCAGCTTGTGTGCCAATGAAAGCAAATGTCATGATTTCTAAGAACAATTTGTCTCTCGGACTCATTTTTTTATATTTAGTGCGCCATGCTCGTTCAAATGCTGCTGTTTTTAAACTAATCATCATTATTTCCCTCGATTAAATCAAAATTATCAAACAAACTTTCTTCCTGGTTTAACCACTTTTCAGCTATATATTCTTCATCATCTTCTTCATCTGACAAGTTATTTAATTCAAATTTAAGACCATCGATTTCTTTTTGGATATCCCAATAATCTGACTCTAAAACTTCTAATTCTTCTTCTAGAGAATCTATTTCACTCTCTATCGTATTTATCTCTTCATGCAACCGTCTTTCGGTTTTATTTAATTCTTCCAAATGAGATTCAATATCATAACGTCTGCTCATTCTAGCCACCTATATTAAGTTTTTTAATTGTTTCTTGATTCAACTTAATCCCTTTTATTTGATACTTGTTCTTAAAATTAGTTACACCTAATTGATGTTTTTCTGTGTGGTGTATTCTGCAAAGTCCTGCGTAAGTGTATTCTGAATGATCAATTTTTTTACGTTTTCGTCTACCCAATGCTTTATCGAAGTGATCAATGTCAGCTCCTGTTCTTCCACAAATACAACAGACTCTTTTCGTAATACATTTGTACAAGTAGTATTCTTGATTCGCTGGTAAGATTTCATACCCTTCTTTAAAAGGAATATGATGTTCAAAGATGAAATCTAAGATGATATTTGCTAGGATGTTTACGTCACTTACAGTTGTATCCGATTCGTCCTTGAGGCTTATTTTCCGCCCCGTGACACCTTCAAAACGAAAGTAGAAGAATTCCTTCCAGAAGTCCGTTGGTGTGCCTGTATCGATGAATATATCCCCTATAAGCGCATAGATGAAATTTCTTTGCTGGACCGTGAAGCGACGTGGATCGATGAAACGTACTTCAATGATCCGATCGCCTTCATAACCTTCGTACATCGTTTTAAGTCGTTCGATGTTTACTTCTTCGTTGATCGTTGCGCTAATTTCTTGTCCTTTGAAATGCTTCAATATCGCAGAATATGAATCGATTAGCGGTTTAAACAATTAAATCACTTCTTTTTCTTCTGATTCGTTGATCAATTCATCTCAACGGAGTACTCTACACCTAAGCTTTCAATCGTTTGTTTGATAACTGACAATTGTTTAGCAGTGCCTGTAATATTTAGAGCAAAGGAATACTTTGGTTCATCGGTGTCTATTTCTTGTATTGTTCCCACAGCCCTTTCTGGAGTTGCTGTTTGCTTGATCTGTTTTTCTGTCTTTTCTATTTCTTTCTCTTCTTTTTCTCTTAATTCTTTGACAGCTTGATCTATCTTTGGAAAAATCTGTGCTGCAGTTAGTCCTTCATCAATTAAAGAGATCCAAGCCATTGGCTCAAGACCATAAGCTTTTACATAGCTTTCAACCAACGATTTTTGCTGTTCATAGTTTTCTTTTTCTTGTTTTATTGCTGTGCATTCAGCAATTATTTCTTCTTCAATTTTTTTCGTTAAATTGTTTTTGGCTGTAAAACTTGAAGCATTCAGCCAATTACTTTGGAGGCTGATTTCATTAGGTTCAATCTCAGCCTTACTTGCTTGTTTTTTGATGAATGCCAAAACAATTGTTTTTCGTTCTTCCTTTGTTTTAGCTTCAAATTCTTTGATTTGGTCAGCAATACCTTTAGATGCTAGTTTGATCTCATCACTGTAGGCTTTAATTTGTTTTTCAAATGCAGTAAGAGGTTCACTAAACTCCTTCTTCACTTCTATTCGTTTCGAATCGATCAAATCAAAAATTCGATTTAGTTCCGTTCTTGCTTTCTTAGCATCTGCAATATCCTCTTCTTTAAAAATCAAATTTTCAAAACGCTTAACAGTTGCATTGATTAAATTCGCTAGTTGATCTTCATTGATAATTTCAATTACACTTGGTTGATAATTGACATCAAAGATGACTTCTGTTGATAGTTCATTGCTCATTTTATAAATCCTCCCACGATGGTTTTGTCGTTAACTTTTCTTGTGGTTCATTTTTGAATTTTTGTTTTGCTTTTTTAGCTGAAACTTTTAAGTAACCAATTAGTTCTGAATAGAATTCATTAGTTACTTGCTCTATGTTTTCAAATCCATGTTTACCAAGTGAATTTGCAGCGACTACATCCTTTTGTAAACCTGTTGTTTCAGCTATTTGATCAACATACTTATTAAAGGTTTTGACAAATTCATCATGTAAATTTTCAATTTCAGGATTATCTTGTGGCAGTGCATCAGCATCTTTAGCATCGTCAATTAAATACAGACCGTTTAAAGCATACTTTCGAGCATATGAAGAAGCAGATCCTGTTACTTGGCTATCATCCATCTTTGTTCTTGATTCAGCCTCTCTCGCATATGCAGTAATACTTAGCACTTCTTTTCCATCTGTTAATAGTGCGGTTGCTTTAATATAGAAACGATTCCCAATTACAACAGGTTCATCTGTAAGTGTCAGTAACAATCCCATTTTTTGATTTAATGGTTTAACAGCTTTTAGGATGTCCTCACAATTTCTATAGTTATAATTGCCGTACTCACTATACTGACTTTTAGGAGCTTTCAGCTCATTTTGTACAGAGATCACTTTCTCGTTGAAAGACATTTCATTCATCTCTTTCATATTTCCACCGGCTTTCCGACACTACTTTCTATAAACGCTTTTAAATCATCTTCTCGAACATATTCATTATCAATTGAATAAACCGTTTCTCCCGAATAAAGAGGTTCTCCTTGCCAATCAAATGCTTCAATTTCTGTGGAACAATCAGTTTTCTGATTAGTCAAATATTGATCTAAACTGGAAAGTTCATTCTTCATATGCTAAAATCTCCTTAGATATGTTTTGTATGTGACTCATTGCTTGCCGGCGGAGTCACTTTTTTATTTGTATCCATTCTTTTTGTTTCTTGATTAGCTGTTTGCTTAAAATAGTTGACTTATTGTCATACCACCATCGGTCAGCAATCACCTTTCCTTTTTTCAAAGCTTCTTTTCGTTTCATATGTTCTCCTTTCCTTGGAATCTAATAGGTTCATCAAAACCATTAAACTTGCGAAAATACTCCCTCCCACTACGCTGTAGTGCGCTACTAGTACGAGTAAACCTAAGATGACTCCGATAAAAAGCGTGTCTGTCTTTTTCATAGTCTTATCTCCCTATTTTTAATTTCTAACATTCGTAAATCTTCAAGCTCCATCGCAATCAGCTCTGCTTGTCTATCTGAAAGCTCATTGGCTTTTCTAAGTGCTGCACGATCATCCTGTAATTCTTTCCTACGTAGCCTTATAAGATTGAGAATTTAGTGTTCTTGTTGTACTGTGTATGCCATCAACTTACCTCCTATATATCCGTATTCATTATCGGAAACGACGGTTCTATCCACTTCATCAAAATTCTGTTGCTAAATTACATTTGGCTCCTAAGGCTAAACTAATTTTTTCAATAGTTTGCTCGTTGATTTCAATTTGTTCCTTGCTGCTTCCAATGGTTTGTAGCAATTCTTTTACTTCTTCTGGCGTTGCTTTGATTATGATTTCCATTTTAATTCCTCTTTTCTTTGGTATAATTGTTTAAAAAACTGGTGGTGCTGATTTGGATGGATTTAATATCGAAACATTTAATTCTTACTTAGAAGAACGAAAGAAAATTATTGAGCCTGCCTTAGAACAAATTCGACAATTTGAAGAAGTGATTGCTCCACAGGTTGAGATAATAAATGCTGCTACTGAAAATGTGAAATTAGCAACTGAACATTACGACAAGATTCGTTCCTTAATCCCAGATGTAAAGAAATTTTATAGCGGTATTACTACTCCCGATGAACTCAAAAATGATGTTCCGATCGAAATTCAACTTACTAATTTGGACTCCAGATTAGTTGAGTTGAAAGAGAAACAAGATTTTACAAAAAAAGAAAAAGAAAGTTTATTGTTAGCGTCGGAATTTATTGCCAATCAGAACATTCAAGAATCCAATGAGATTCGAGATTATCTTAAATCTATGCCCACTACGCTGTTCGAGGACTATCAAGAAATAAGTGATAAAAGTGAGTTGGTATCTAATGAAACTCAAGATTCCGAACACGAAGAAAAAGTTGTAAATCAAGATGTCGACCCTTCTTTCTTAGATGTATTTTTAAATAAACAGACATTCTACGGATCACTTTCTGACTTTATTTACCAAGCTATTTTTGCAATGGCTTATGGTGTAATTAATGGTGTTACATCACCCATGACACTTATGCTAGTTGTTTCGATTCTTTGCAAAATACTTATCAAGCCAAACAAGTGAAAATTTAGTTTGTTACACGACCAAATGAACACTACGGAAACAATTATTTGTAGTACAACCATCCTAGCCACTCCTTCCGTGCGGGATTATTTTTGGCATAATTTCCTTATCAGTCAGTGGTCGGCTGAAAACAAAAAGTCAAACGACAAAGATGATATAAAGCAAGTTTCTGCCAAAGAAACTATCGCAACTTTTAAAAATCTGGGGCTGTAGCTAAAGCTTTGAGGATTTCTGCAACCGTGCGGATTTCCTCTTTTTTAAACATCTTTTCCAACTTGGTATATACTCGGCTTGCTACAAGGCTTAATCGCTGTTCATAACCTTCAAACGTTGAGTTGTAAAATTCAAGTGATTCTTCGTTTGAAACTTCTTTATCTGAAACCTTGGAAACAAAACCTTTCATTTCGTTCTCTCCAATTTTCATCGTGATTAAAATACCTTTTTCGTTATCCATCATTTTTCTTCCTTTTATTTTTTCACTATCAATTAAAATTTCCCCAATCGCTTGTTGCACGGCAGACATAATTGCTGATGCATTTTTTTCTTCCTGTATCCCTTTTTCCTTCAAAAATTCCTCGTATTTCTTTATGCTGTCTTTCATTTTGCTTCCTCCTTTTTAGATACATATTGATATAAAGCGATTGAAGAAAACTTCCAATCTTTGCCAATTCGCACTCCAGGAACTTTTCCAAGTTCAGCTTCTTTATGCAAAGTCGGAACACTGACTGTTAAGTAATCAGCTGCTTGCTTCGAATTCCATACTTCATTTGGAATGGAATGCTCTGATAACAAAATCTTTAAATCATCTAAATTGACTAAAGCTAGATTAATCATAAAAGATCCTCCTCTTTCTATAGTTCATACATAACAATAATTGATTCGATAATTCTGTTCACCTCCGCATCTGCTTTAGCAGGCAGTTATTAATGACTTACATTGCTCGTGCTCGTGTTTCCAACTTATGTTTAACAAGAGTTCTTTTAGTGTAATCTCGCTTCGCTTCTTCTGCTTGATTAAGATCAAACAGAAACTTTCTTCCTGATTTGTCGACAGGTTCCACACCACTTGCGTTCAAATAGGTGCCTACTGTAACGACTGTGCATCCCCATTGCTCTGCAAGTTCTTTTTTGGTAAAGAGCGTTTGTTTAGATTTCGCAAAATAAAGTTCTTCAACTTTTTCTAATTGCTTTTTGCTATTTTCAGCAAACATCTCTCTCAATCCATATAAAATCATTTTTTCATTTTCTGTCACTTCAATAGTTGGCATCTGTAAACCTCCTATGCTGTTGTTTTTTGTTCAATCAAAGGAAGTATCCCGTCATTCTTCAGAAGCTGATAGATAAAAATATGCCCTTTCTGCGTCCACTTGGTGCTAGGCTTTAAAGTATCGCTCCCCTGCACTGGGATCATCTCTGTATGTGTGTATCCCTTGTCTTGATGTTTACGGTATAGTAACCAAGCTTTTCCTTGGCGATATTGGACACCTAATTCATGTAAAAGATTATTCATTTTGGTTGCGCTCATACCATAATTTTTCGCTATTATACTGATTGTCATAAGACTTTTATTTTTTAAGATGCTGTCATAGTAATCTGCCTTTGGTTGTAACTCATTCACTCGTTGTTCAGCGACTAAGCGAAGGGTTCTCTCTTCTTTTAATTTTGTAGCTACTTCGATCAGCAAATCTGGATTGTCTAGCAATTCATCCGTTGCGTAAATACCATGTTTTCTAATTGACGGAAGTACTTCGCTAGTTACCCATCGTTTGAACCTTTTTGCATTAGGAAGTTTTGACTTTAAAATAAGGCTGTATAAACCAGATTCGTTGATAAGCAATAAAGCTGTTCCGTTGACGGTGAACGATTCGTTCTGCGTCTTGTCTTCTTCGTCTACATGGTCCCGAATTGCTTTAGGAGTATTTGAATAGCCCAAAACATTAGCTACATCTTTTCCGACAAAGTATGGTTTGTTATCCAACAAAATAGTTCGGACTTCATTTTGTTCAAAATCAAAAATCTTTGGTTGGTTCATTTTGTTTTCTCCTTTTTATGTTGTTTGTTTATTTCGTAGCGTAAATGCGACTTTACCATCAAAAAAAATATCGATCGCTTCTTGATCAGTTAACGGAATCTCAACCTTCATTTTCTGAGCTTCTTCAATTGAGAAAGCTCCACCTTTTTTCATCTTTCGGTAAAAAGTGCTACGGTCAACCCCGATCGAATCAGCTACTGCTTGTTGAGTAGTACCACGCTCTACGATAAGACCCTTTAACTTGTTTGTATTAATCATGGATCTTCACTCCTTTCTAAGTCGCATTAACGCGACTTGTTATAACTAATATACCACCCTATTATTCATTGGTCAATAAAAAAGTTGCATTAATGCGATTTATTTTGTTGCATATTTGCAACCTATGATTTATAATATTTTTAAGAGGTGATTGCAATGGACATAGGGCAAAGAATGAAATTAAGGAGAAAGGAGCTAAAATTGAGTGCAGATGTTGTTGCTGAAAAACTCGGAGTTTCCAGGTCAACTGTTTTCAGATATGAGAAGGGAGAGATAGAGAAACTTCCAACTAATATTCTTGACAGTGTTGCGGAAGTTTTAGAAACCACCCCAGCTTTTTTGATGGGTTGGGAGAACGAAAGTGTTACTCATATAGAAACAATCTACAATCAACTTGAACAATCGAGACAAGCAAAAGTTTACAATTTTGCAGTTGAGGAACTTGAAGAACAAGAAAATGATAACAACACCACTATCTCAGAACTTGAGGCTTATAGAAATCGGAAAAGAAAAGCTCAAAAGATTACTGATTTTCCCTGTTTCGGTTTCGCAGGAGCAGGATTAGGTGAAGCTTTACAAGAGGAAAAGCCAGAATATATACCATTGCCTTCAAGTGTTATTCCACCAGAAGCTGACTTTTGTTTGCTTGTCAACGGAGATTCTATGGAACCTAGTTTCTTAAATGGCACCTATGTGTTTATTAATATTGTACACGGTGTTCACTCGGGGACTGTAGCAGTTGTCATTTTGAATGGCGAAGGACTATTAAAACGAGTGTGGTTTGAAAACAATATTGCTCGTTTGGAATCCTTCAATAAGAAGTATGAAGATATTGTCGTTACGGAACATGATGATTTTAGAATTGTCGGTAAAGTAGTAATGTAATAGAGACCTTGTTTTGACAAGGTCTTTGCATCGATTGTGAACTTTAATACAAATGTATATTAAGAAATGAGGTGAAAAAATGAAACAAAAAATTTTCAAGCTTATTCTTTTGAGCTTCCTAGTATTTTTAGCTAGTTGCAATAATAACGCAAGTTCTGAAGATAAAAAAGATATAACTAGCACCGATATAAATTCAACTGAATTAAGCTCTAATGTTAGAACGCAACAGAGTACTGAAAAAAACACTGAGCAAAGTGTAGAGACCACTACCAGCGAGCCTCCAGAATCAACATCCGCAAATGCGTCACATGGTTCAACCAATTATCAAAATATACTGGATGAATACACAACAAAAATACAAAGTGCTACACCTGGTTTGATTCAGGAATTCAAAAATGAATCAGTAAATAATACAAGTGGCATAGATGGTCTAGCCGCAATCTCAAATAACAAAGTTGAAAAACTAGCGATAATTTCAAATGAAGGCGTCAGCAAAATGTCTGATCTACATTATTTACTTTCTGATGATTATTCAACCTACGAAAGTTGGGCAACAAAGCTAACTGATGTTTATACTAATGAGTCACAGAAGATTATCGGGGAATACCTAGCTTATTTTTCTAATCAAGAAAACAAACCAATTACAAACAATGCTAATCTCCAGGATACAGAACAAGCTGATCCTGTAAACCAGGAAACACCGCCAGAAACTACAACTATAGTACAAAGTGGTGAAGGTCCCAGACAAATTGCAGAACGTGCCGGTATCACTGTTGACCAATTATTTTCACTAAACGGGATAGACCCAAATAATTATCTTCTCTATCCGGGTCAAGAATTGAGAGTTGAATAATTCCAGTTAACTTCAATCGATATGATCTTAGTTTCGTAAAAATTTGATAATGGTATTAACTCCTATGGAGTTTTTAGTTTAGCTTCAAAATATTTTTAGAAAGAAGGAATAGGAAAATGGGAAAAAAAGTAATGGGATCAGACGGAAAGATGTATAAGGTTAAGAAACCTTTTTATCAAAGAGTGTGGTTTTGGGTTTTATTTGTTATCCTTATAATTAGCTTTAGTGGAGCTCTCGGTAGTTCCAATAATGAAAACGCATCAGCTGATAAAACGACCAGCGAAACTAAACAAGAGGATAATGTGCCAACAGAATATAAGACAGCATTAAGAAAAGCTGAGTCTTATTCTAAAACGATGTACATGTCTAAAGCAGGCATTTATGATCAACTTACATCTGAGTATGGTGAAAAATACTCTGCCGAAGCTGCTCAATATGCTATTGACAATCTACAGGCTGATTATAATGCTAATGCTTTAAAAAAAGCAAAAAACTATCAAGAACAAATGGCAATGTCTCCAGAAGCGATCAGAGACCAGTTAACATCTGAGCATGGTGAGAAATTTACCGCAGAAGAAGCAGATTACGCTATACAAAATTTAAATGAATAAAATCAAGATATTGTATTTGTTTTAATGAAACACCCAAATTAAAAAACAATACAATTCATTACTCATTCTGGAAGGAGAAAAAAGATGAAAAACAGTAAAGGTTCTATGTATCCGATTAAAGTTTTAGGTAATCTTATTGGCTGGATATTCTTATTTGGTTTAGTTGGTTATCTAGTTAAGAGAAATGTTAAAGAAAAGATAGACAATATTTAACGTATTAAAGATAAAAGTGAGATAAAAATGCAAATACGCTATACTTTGGTTGTGGAAGCGTGATGAATTTTTGCAAGACAACGCAAAACCCCAACCTACTGGTGTAGGTTGGGGCTTTCTTTGCACTTGTAGTGAAAACAAGCGTGCGGATCATTCCGGAACAAGTTACATTAACCAGCATTTCAAACTACAGGAGGTCATACAATGGCGGTTATACAGAAGTATACTAAAGCAGATGGATCTAAAGCCTATATGTTTCAAGCGTATTTGGGTATTGATCCTTTAACTGGAAAAAAGAAACGTACGACTAGACGAGGATTTAAGACACAAAAAGAAGCTAAGCTCGCATTAGCTCAGCTTCAATTAGAAATAGAATCCAACAGTTTATCCAAACAAGATTATAGTACTTTTAAAGATGTTTATGAATTATGGTTCGCTAACTATAAACATACCGTGAAAGAATCGAGCGTTCAAAGAGTTAGTTATCTATTTAATAATCAGATATTACCAAAATTTGGTCACTTAAGAATCAATAAAATAAATACAGCAATCTGCCAAAAAATAGTAAATGAGTGGAATGAAGAAAATTCCCCTACTCGTCTCAGAAGTTACACTAAAAAGATTTTTACTTATGCCATATCAATCAATCTCATTTCATCAAATCCAATGGATAATATTTTGATTCCTAGAAAAACGAGACATAAAAAGGTCGAGAAAGAAAATTTTCTAGATCGTTACCAATTGAAAGATTTTTTAACTTTAGTGAAACAACAAGAAACACTCAGTATTTTCACAATGTTCCATGTTCTAGCTTATACAGGACTCAGAAAAGGAGAACTTGTTGCTTTAACATGGAATGATATAGATTTTACTAGCAAAACCATTTCAATCAATAAAACAGGATATTATTTGAATGGCAGTCCTTATATCACATCTACCAAAACAAATAAATCAACAAGAAAAATTTCTGTAGATGACTCTACTATCTCTATCTTGAAACAATGGAAATTAGAACAAAAGAAACTCTTACTTTCTCGTGGAATACCAATCAAATCAGAAAAAAAACAATTGATATTTTCTAGTAATAGCAACAATCTCATTCATAATGCATTTCTGAATGAAACATTAAGAAAATATCCACAGTATAATATCACTCCGCATGGTTTTAGACATACTCACGCCTCTCTGTTATTCGAAGCCGGAGCAAGTATCAAACAAGTTCAAGAAAGATTGGGTCACACTAATATAAACACAACACTGGAAATATATACTCATGTCACGAAAGAAGCAGAAAAAGAAAGTGCAGAGAAATTTTTAAAATATATGGATTCATAA